TAGCTCTCGAGCTTTTCGCTCTACAAGACTCAGTTTAGTGATATCTGACTTGTAGGGGTTCCCAGACTGCTGTGCAAACAGCTGGTAGGTACAGTCGTACCATTCTACAAGGGATTCCTCCCACCCGTACACATCGGCAGCCGTTTTAAGGCTGTCAATTATGAAAGGCGGTAATAGCGACATCATACGTTCGCGACGTAACCTTCGTATCTCAGACAGATAACTATCTGTGTCAATTGAGGTACGCTCTGCACGAAGAAGTCTCACCACATCTCCAATTTGGGAGACCAGTGAGGCTAGCCATTGGCCATAGATCGCTGGATCACGTCCTGGTCCAAAGACTGTGGAAATGCGTGCAAACAGCTCCAGGTCGGAGTCTGCGGTAACCGTATGCTTTCGGTTACTGACTTGCGCTACCGACGAGCTCGCAAGAGCTCGGAGGTTAGAGAGATCAGCATTCATCAGCTGCCTCCCCTGCTCGCCAGTTACGTCAAGATTGACAAAGGAGTCTATCCTTGACAGGGCTGGTATGCCCTGCGGGTTCCAACCCAGCCCCCATGGTTCGGGAACTGGTGCCAACCAGTTTACAGCAATGCGCTGTTGTCTAGTTAGTAGAGGCAACCCGGCTTTGCCAAGAAACCGAACTATCTCCAGGAAGCTGTCGTCATTGGGTGACTTCCACTTGAATCCAGAGATCACTTGGTCTGTGGTAATCAACCTGGAAAGAAACTCGCAGCACTTCGTCGATTTCAAGCTTTTGGCTTTCGAAACCGGAACGCCTAAGTCTTCAAGAACATCGACTAAGAGTTCACCCTCCTCTTCACCAAAGTGAATCAGGTCATCTCCTACCTGTGTTCTACAACTGCCAGCCTCGTAGCCCGCATCGCCAGATGCGTGCGAGCAGATACCCTCCGAAAGGGCACCAAGGGTTATCGAGAGCGCCAAATTGAAGGTAGGATACCAACCCAAAGGCTGACCGACCGTCCATTGGATCTCGGTTAGGCTGGTGACAACCTGCCAATCGCTTGGTAGATGCCAGGCTAAGCTGCTAACGTCGAGGTAAAACGCTATCCACTCTTGGGATAGACCAAGTTTGCCCATGGCATAGGCAACTAAGTCTCGTGGAAAGTTATCGGTTGCACCCTCCAGATCAACGGAGTGTGCATAGCCATGCTTCTTTAGAAGCCGTTGGGCTTGTCTAAGGCCCTCTGACTGGTCAAACTGATAATTGCCAGGCAGGCTGCTCACTAAGGCTACTGACCACTTATAAAGGGGAAATCCTGCAGCTTGCAGTGATGAATACGGGTTCGCAATGAACCGCCCCTTGTAGCCAGGTTCCTGCACTACTGCTAACGCCCCGGCCGCAGTCCTTTGACGTA